TGGCTTGTACCAGCGCTTACTATCCTTATCAAATTCAAACCCCTCTGCGCGTTTAGCCCGTTCAAAGAGTTGTCTGTTCTTGGCAGCTATATCGGCTTTTGCTTTTTGCTCAACCAATAGCTTCTCTTTGAGAGCGACCGCATCAAGATTCTCTAAATCCTCTGCGGGTTCGACATCCGTCGTGGTTTCATCATTTAAAGAGTCGATGGTCTCATTTTCATTTGTCATAATTTAAGAGTTTATGTTCTCTGCATCCATTTAAGAGTCGGATTTCTCTATTAATTTAGATAACTCTAAAGGTAACCAAGCAAGAACCTGTAGGCAAAAATGTCGCAGACGCCGAACTCGTTGAAACTTTGAAGTTGACATAAGTGTTCGGGGCAAGAACGCCACCAATTAACCCTGATCCACCAGTTGGCGACGTTGATGCGGTCAAAGTCCCATTCGTATTCGCGGCTAACGTAAGGACTCCGAGACTTGTCGTTGTTGCTCCTTGCGAAGTCGCCAACCCCAACTCATAGGCGGTCGCATAGGACGCATTCGCTGTGGCGAGGTGCGCGATAGCATTCACGATCGTAGAAGTAGCCGATGGCCCTTTTATGGCGCAGAGCGTTGTAGATGCTGTCCTGATTGTCTGCCTTTGATAGCAGGTAGTAACTCCATTCACAGAGAGACAATCTGAATCAATATTCGGCCCTGATACGGCTCCGTAATCCGGCCTCTCCACGATCGGTGTCGGCGTATCAAGTACATTAAACACCCCAAGCCCCAGAGCAATTACCGCGACAATACCGACTAGTACAGTATTTTGTTTCATTGTTTTGTTTGTTTAATCTAATAATTCGACCTATTTTCTCTTTGGCCGAGCAGTCCTTGCGGGCCGTTCGGTTCGAGCTTTCCTTGTTGGCCGTGCCGGCCTCTCTGGCCTCTCTGCTCTTGCAGCACGTTCTCTTTCCTCCGCTAACTGCTTATCTCTCAAGCTAGGGAGTCGTGCATCTTCAAGTGTTGCCATATTTAATTAACGTCTTGTCTAGGAATAATTTTTGCCCATAGAAGACCGTTCTGCGAACCTATGGGCATGGTGAATACGACTCTCAAATAGGGAGTCGGGACCGGGATTTCAACAACGCGGAACATCACTCCTCCAACTGTCGTAGCCGTTCCCTGCGTCGTAGAGGCGAAATTGAAACGATACTTGCTTGATGCCGAACTTCCAATAAGCGTGGTCGTCGTGGCAGGGTATCCAAGCAGTGCATCATCGTAGTAATCAATCCCATCGGATGAGTACAAAGGCTGGATATCAATCGCTGTTGCTGTTGATGAGCCCGTAAGCTGGATCAGAAGTGAAGCTGATCGCGCTCCCTCATACCCAAGTGGACATGTGATCGTCGTTGTCGCAGTCCCGGCAGTTAGCGCGGTTCTCGTTGTCGTTGCCGCGGCTGTATAACAAGTCGAAGGCGCAAAAACCGATATCGCCCCTCGTGCGACTTTTGTATACGCCCCAGAGGCGTAGAAGATAAGCAAAAACCCTACGACGCCTATCGCAAACCCTGATAATCGAACAAATCTTGTCATATATTTATTCATTACTAATAATGTTTCTTTTTCATTTTCATCGGCATCTTTCGCATCCTATCCATTACAGATTCGTGCTCTTTCGGCATCTTTTTCATTCCCTTCATTATATGTTTTCCATGCTCCATATCATCTGGCGGGATTAACTTTTAATTCTTTTGGTAATTGTTTTTTATACTGTGCTAGGTCAGCAAATATCGTCTCGACCAGACGTATCCCTTCCGCACAAGCCCGTAATCTTGCTCCTGCTTCTTCATTGGTCAGGTTCAGTCGAAAATTCATCAGTGTAAGAGCGACAATCTTTTCGGTTTCTTTATCTAATATGCGTCTCACAACCTTTCGAATAGTAGAAAAAAGTTCCGTATCTCCCGCGAACAACTCTAGTGCACTCTTTTCGTTTGATGTAAGTTCCATAAATTACATTTGTGGCTGCATTCGCGGTTGTATAGGTGATGCCTGCGGAGCCTGTTGCGCTTGCGAAAGAGCCATTTGGTCGATACCTGAAAAATCCACGGGAGAAAGCCCCGCAAACTCAAGGATTTGATTAAAACTCTTACCCATCCCCGGAATCTGCATTGTCTGCATGAACCCTTGAGGATTAGAGAATGCGAAGCGGAAGATGTTTGTAATTTTATCTGTTGCAAGAGCGAGATTTTTAGTTTTTCCTGCAATATTTACCTTCACGCTTAATGGAGTGTTTTTGAACTCTCCCTTTAATATCTCGATAAAGTGCTTGGTCCCTTTCTTCTTAAATTCATTCCGTACCATTTGTTTATGCTGTTCGATCTCATTAGGAACTATCATCTCCCCATTTAAGATCTTCTCTTTTACCATATGGGCCGCCTCATTTGTAACGAGAGCTTCAGAGACATACTGCAACTCCTCAAGTGATAGCTCCGAAAGAAACTTTGCCCCTTTGACTATCTCTTTTTGAATGTGAGGGATAATCCTTTTTTTGTAGATTTCCTCTAAATGTTTGGCGAATTTCCCTCTCCTAAAGTCATGTAAACCGCGAGATTCCGCCGTTACCAATTCCTGCAATTTGAATGGTGTGCCAGCGGTCGGCGGCTCGCCCATAATCGAGTCATTGGCCGCCCCCATCTGCTGTGCGTGGGCTTCCCACTCCGAGATGGATTTCTCAAATAAACGCAGGTTTCTAGGGAACGTGTCGACTTGTGAGATGTCTCTGCCCTCCTGAAGTTCAAGAATATCTAAATTGTCCATGTCCTTAATCTTATTTCTTGTTGCCACCGTCGGGTCAGTTGTCTTTAATATCGTTTTAGAGGCCGCGTCGAGCATTTCCTGCATACGGATCATGTCGTAATTCACCCATACTTGGGGCTCGAAGAGCTCCTCCGCACCTCCAAATCCAAGCGCACGGCCAAAGACGGCATCACGTTTGATAAAATCGAACGGAGATTCCGGCTCTAGTGCGGTATAAAGGATGACTCCATTTCTCNCTTTGCTGCTTTNGGATTGATAGAAAGCGACTATAAAAAGGCGAGTCTCGTATTTCTCCGATGCGTTATAGGGGTCAGCGTAACTCTTAGGGAAATTGCCGTGTACTTCATAAACTTCGATATACCTACCGGGTGTTTGTGCAATAGTCCCGTTTTTATCATCTTTCTTTTCTTCGCGTGAGAGAGCGATAACATCATCAACCGTTACTGTCGCCCCATTGCTTTTCTTTCCCCATCCCTTGTCAGCCATCTCTAAAAGCTGGTCGGGTGAATAATAGTGTTTAATCCCAATAGGCCCAGAAAGGATATCTGTTTGGTCGCAAAAGACTATGCTCTGCAAAGGCACTACTTCAGGACATGCCTTGTTAAGTTTTTTGGAAAGCCCACCGCCAAAATCTATCCGCGACTCGTTCAGTTCATCAAAAAAAGTATCGAGGTCATTCTCTACTACAAACACATCATCGTGGTATTTCTTAATCAAAAAGGATAAATAATATTTGTCCGAGTCATCCACATAAATCTGCACATCTTTTACATCTATGTCCTCTGTCCGGTATTGGAGATTAAGGATCGGGCGAGTAATGTTCTTGACTGGTTTAAAATCGCTCTTGCCAGTTGAAAGTTGTGAGTTTTTATACAGTTCCGAAAGTTCTATGTGGTCGTGCATAGACCAGTCCCATTTCCCATTAATGGGAATGGGGCGCTTATACATCGCCTCTTGGGTCTTGATGTAGTCAAAAATCGTGTGATCGTGTAGTACGTCCATATCACATGTAGCGGAATTTCAGTCGCTCCCGGCTGCGGGTAATGATGAGGTAGTTCTCAAACTTCCGCCTATAAAAATCGCCCATCTCTTTCCATTTGTGTCCTTGATAGGTAGCTTTGGACGTATCAATTTCCAAAATAGTGAATCCATCCTTGTGCCTTTCCCGCGTTATGCCGAAATCAGGTTTCATCTTGGTTTAAGTCCTACAGCCAGTTGCTTAGCGTGGATAATTTGAAAGTATTTGTTGTAAAAGAGCCGCTTTAGGCGGACAGGATAATAAAGTTCTTCTTTCGTTAGGACACCATTTTTTACTGTAAGAATACCTTTGGTAACGATCTTAGGGGGGCGCGGCAGCGCGACGAGCGCATCTAACATCGTCGCTCCCTTAGATGTAAAGGTTTTATCTCCAAGTCTTAACGTCAAAGAGAACGCCTTGCGTGGCGTCCGTTTAATTGGAGTTTTAGATTTACGCATCAGAGGCAACGCGCCTTACAAGTGCGTTGCTTATGATGTGCTGTAAGGCACACTCATGATTGCAAGTTTTTATTCAGATTGCAAGCGGGATGGGGATAACTAGCGGGCAGGATTTACACGTCTCTTTGCCTCAAAACGAGGCATGTTGGCAATCATATCGCGACGTTGGATCATGGGGACAAGAGAATTGAGGGCATACCTTATTGCATCCATCGAGTGCGACCATAAGTGCTCGGGCTCGTTCAATGTGCGCCCGTCTTTGTCAGTTTCCCACAAAAAATTCCTATACTCCTTGATGATATTGATTGATTGCTTGGTAACGCTTATCTGCTGGTCTTGTACCATTTGTATTCCCTGCCGGATACTGTTTTTGCCTTTGACTGTCGGCTGTATGTTCACACCATAGCTCCGTATCTCATCAATGCTTTTAGGTTCTGCTGAGTCTGCTATCGTTAGAACCTTTTTAAGGTTTAAAAGTGTTTCAGCAATTTGCTTATTGCTTAGTCCCTTTTGAAATAGCACTTCATCAAGGATGTAGCCGCCATTGTAATAATAAACAGCGACGATTGCTGTCGGATCGTTAGTGTATCCAAAATCCAAACCAAAGCGTTCTAAGCGAGCTTCATGTGGTATCTCATCAACTATTTGCCAGCCAGTAAATATTCGTCCCTCAATTTCCCCAAGCTGGCCTAAGCCATAGACCTGCCACCAACTCTTTCGTTCTCGGCGCTGTTCAATGGAATCCCTGATTTCTTTTCCCAGTGCTTCGTTATCAAGATAAGTGAGCGTCAATTCTTCAACGTCATTCCGCTTATCTTTAACATCCGTGTAATACCAGAATTCATTTGTTGGATTCCAGTCTAGGAAGATAAATTCTTTCGTTCGCACTTCCAATTCTTCAAATGCGCTAAATGGAATGTTGTTAGCTTCATTGATAAATAATCTATCACGCCGCGCTCCTCTCACTTTCTCCGGCTGATCCACGCTAAAGAATTCTATTTGTGAACCAGTTTCAAAAGTATAAACGCTATTAGTGATATCCCACCTCTTATCTCTAAAGTAGTTATGCTCTTTGAGGATCGTAAGAAAGTCCCTCATAGCTCCTCGTCGGAGGTGCGGGAAACTTTCTGAAACGACACTCGTAAGCGTGGATTTCTTATCACTCTGCGCCCGGGCAATTAAATACAAAAGAATTGAGACAGTCTTTGACGCGCTAGTGCCACCGGGGACGGCTCTTATACGCCTCTTGAGACTAATTATCTTTTTTGTCGCTGTCGTCTCGCTGAACATAAATAGAATCTACACAGGCGAGATATTCTCGGATTGTTTTATCAGTCATCGGTTTTCCACAGCCTAGACAATGCCCTGTCGAGACTGGCATCGGAATCCTACACTTGCAATTTTTA